ATGACCAATATATTTATATCTTATGCGAGAGAAGACTTTTTAATTGCAAAAAAGCTAACCGAAGAACTAAATCGACATGAATATAAGGTTTTTTTGGACCAGCAATCGATTCAGCTTGGGGCTCATTGGCAAGAAGATATACTAAAGCATTTAAAAAATGCGGATGTATTTATCGCACTTGTTACTGAACATAGTGATAAGTCTTACTATTTTAATATAGAGGTTACTGGCGCTATATCCTATGTAGCTCATAGCAATCGGGATAAGCTTATTTTGCCAGTGGTACTGGATAAAGACGCACTTAGTGATAGCGATCTTGGGGCGTTCCAAGCATTGTTCGCACGCTCTGATGATATGACATACCTCGTCCATGAAATTGTGAATGCTATCAGCCGCTTCGAAGGAGCCCGACTAGCTCAAGAAGAGATAAAAGAAATTCGAGCAAAAGTTCTTAAAGATGAATCAGCCGATTACATAAGCGAAACAATTGAGGATCTTAAGGTGCGCGAAAAAAATCTGGTCGCCAATTATCGTCAAGATGGCATTTCGCTGGATATGCGGCATTAGTACTTTCTGTCATTTTCGTATTTATTCTTTGGTATTTAGCTGAACGTTCATTTGTACAATCACCTCTTGATAGCACTAGATTGGTTTTCGATGCCATTAAGGGCGTAACGGTTGTTGCGTTACTTTTGGGCTTGGCAAGATATTCATTTTTAATGGCAAAAACACATCAATTAGAAGCTTTGAAGAACGCCGATCGCCTGCACGCAATTTCTTTCGGGAAGTTCTATATGCGCGTTTTCTCTACGCAAATATCTCAATCTGAATTAAAAGAAGTATTCCAACATTGGAATACTTCAGGGTCGTCAGATTTGTCGCATCTTGATGTAGATAAAATCGACTCACGTTTTATTGAACTCTTTGGAAAAATCGCTGAAAGATTTGATAGTAAAAATAAATCTTAACTAAGGATTCTTCTTATCAGGACTGGTAATCAAGTTAAGCCCGCTATTCGCTCTTAGCGGACCTTGGCTGACATTAATAATTGCATCAAATATAAAAAACCGGCCTAAGCCGGTTTACATGTAATGATGTTATCAGACGCTACATGCGGGCAACCAATCTGCTTCGCTGTCTTCATGTAGCGTGAGATTAGTTTGTATGCCGTTATTCGTTCTGCGCTTGAGCAGTACCCGCTCATACTCTTTCAGCGTCTGCGGCACAGCCTGGCCAAAAGCCGTCAGGCTGAGCGGGTGCTGATGGCCGCGTGACTCCATGAATGACAGGTAGGCATGATAGAGATAGCGCTTCGGATTCAGCGGGCGAATATTGGCGTTACCAATAAACAGCCCGTTTGGCGTGCTCAGCGGCATCAGGTATCCACAGAAATCAACCAGAGGATCGGCCTGTCGTTTGATATCCAGCGCCTCACCGGAAGTCTGCTGCGCCTGCAACAGCTCGCGCGCTTCGTTTGGTGATGAGAAGCGCTGCATCAGGTGACGAACAATCACGGCCAGCTCGGTGCTGATTTTGTCCAGCAACTGCGGATCACGCTCTTTTGCCGGTATCACTTCCGGGAACGTCAGGATAACCCGGCGGCGCGAAACGCCGCCGCTGCGGTCGCTGAAGCGCATCGGATTGTTATTTACCGCCAGAATCACCGCCGGGATATGCGTTGAATAAGCGTCACGGTATTTCGGATCGATTGCTACCGCATCGCCGCCGGTTATCGCCTTGATGCCCGCACCGTCGCCGCTCCATTTCTCCTGGTCAGGGAGGATAATTAGTGAAAATCCCACTACGCTGGCGCGTTCGCGTGAGGATTCCAGCGTGTCGATGGTGGCTGACGTGGTGTTGTCTTTTCCGGCCAGCAGAGTGGCTATGGAGGCCATCACGCTTTTACCGCTGCCGCCGGGGCTGGTGACTTCGAGAAACATCTGCCAGTCATAGCGGTTTGCCAGCACCATAAATAACGCCGCGAGGATGCGCTCCTGCTTATCGTGATTGTGTCCTGCAGCCCGCGTTAACCAGCGGTAAAAGTGCGGTGCGTGGTCTGCGAGATTTTCGCCGGGACGCGGCGCGGAGTAGTCCACGCTGTTGACCGTGCGCAGCCAGTTTTCGCGGCGATGCGGGCTGAAGGTACCTGTTGTGGTGTCATACACGCCGTTACGGAAACCAATCAGGCGGCGGGACGGTTCACCCATCTGCGGCACCATCAGCTTGAGCGTGTCCAGCACGCTGCCGATCCCGGCGGCCGAGAACGGTGCGCGCACCTTCTAAAACAGCGCGGCGATTTCCCGGCGTAGCGTCTTCGCCTCCATCACCTGCCATGCGCCGTTTTCATAGCGGCAGATTTCCTCTCCGACCGGCGGCACGGCCAGCGCCTCTCCGTAATGGGCGACCAGCAGCTCGGCTTTCTGGCTGGCGCTCATGGCCTTCAGGTCAGCCTCGCTGACGGATTCAAACGGGCTAAGTGGTTGCGGCTGCGTGAAGTCGGTGAGCTGCGCCAGCGTGGCGATGTCGCCCTGCGCCTGCCACACGTCGTTCCAGTCACCCGTAACCGGCGGCAGTGCGGTTTTCCCGCCACAGGCTTTTGCCGCTTCCTCTGCTTTTAACTGGCCGGTGCCGTTGTCATCGCGATCGGCGGCAATCAGCATCATCGCGCCTGGGTATGACTCACGCAGCCGCTTTGCCAGCGCGGGCAGGTTGTTGGCGCTCAGCGCCACGTATACCGCCTGGCCGGTCAGCCGGTGCACGGTCAGGCCGGTTGCGTATCCTTCAGTGAGCCACAGCGCTTTGCCATCCGGCTCGCCTGTCAGCCAGTATGTGCCTTTCACCTGTCCGCCGGGCAGTGTGCGCTTGTCGCCTTCCGTGCTGATGAGCTGCACGTTAACGGCCGTGCCGTCTTCGCCGGTCAGCGGGATGAGCACATCCCCGGCGGCAAAGCTGATGCCACCACAGCGCAGCGCATCAGAAAGCGTCAGCGCCTGCGTACCGTGCAGCCCTTTCGCTGAAAGGTAGGCGTTGTCCGTGCGACTGACTGCGGCGGCGATAAGTGCCTGCGCCCGTGCGGCGGCGTCTGCCTGCGCGCGACTTTTATCTGCGGCTTCATCATGCATAACCGAGGCTGACTCCGGTAGCGAGCCAAGCATCCCGGCAACCTTCATGGCGGCCTCTTTAGCGCTGAGACTGAGCGCCTTTTCCACCAGGTTAAGGCCGTCACCAGCCCCGCACTGATTACAGAGCCACGTTCCGCGCCCGTCCTGATTGTCGAATCGGAAACGGTCTTTACCGCCGCACGCCGGGCAGGCTCCGTGCCGCCCTCCGGCGTGTACGCTGATGCCGAGGGCGGGCAGAAGCTGCGGCCAGAATCCGGTGGCCGCCTTTACGGTGTCAGAGACGATATGTTTCATGTGCATGCTCTCCCTCAGTGCAGCGTGATGCGGCTGGCGGCCGCAAGCTGGCTGCGGAACAGCTCATCCATCATGGTGACGCCGAGCTGCGTCAGCCGCGGTGGCGCGGTCAGCAGGTCCGGCTCAACCATATCGCCCAGCATCGTGCAGGCCATCTCCATGCCTGCGTCCGGGCCGTGGCGGCGCACATAGAAGCCCTCCAGCTCAAGGGCAATGGTCATCTGAAGCTCATCAATCGTCGCTGACACGGTGATGCCGAGGCCTTTGCAGGCGTTCAGGTAGCCCTGCGCCAGCGCGCGACGGTAAACGGCGGTGACGGAGTAAGCATGTCACAGAACTGGATGCGCCACTTTGAGCTGCAGATCCTCTCAGAAAACGGGAAGGGCATCAGCCTGAGTGACTTCAAGGTGGTGTTTAACATCGCCTGGACAGATACGCGCTGGCCGCGTGTTGCGATGGTGCGGATCTACAATCTTTCGAAGGATACGGCTTCGCGCATTCTGGGGCAGGAGTTCGCGAAGATAAAAATCATCGCGGGGTACGATGGCATCGCGCAGCCAGTTGATTCCAGTCAGGTTGGCGTTGTAAAAAACATCAATGCCGCCGAAGTTGGCCAGTCAAACGGCACAAATTTCGGTGAAATATTCAGCGGCGACATTCGCTTCACGATTACCGGGCGCGATAACCCCACTGATACGTGGGTGCTGATTCAGGCCATTGATGGGCACCAGGCGTTTATGAATGCCAGTGTGACCAAAACCCTGTCCGCCGGCTACACGGTTGCTGACGTGCACGCGGCTGCAATGGACAGTTTCAACCCATACGGAGTAACGCAGGGGATCACCGGCGATATGCCGGCCACAATATTCCCGCGCGGGCGCGTCATTTATCAGTCATCCCGCGACATCATGGATAATGTGGCTGCGCAGTGCGGCGCAACGTGGCAGCTGGTCGCCGGTCAGGCGCAGATGGTGCCAACTGATAAGTATGTGCAGAACGCCATTGTGCTTAACAGCGATACCGGCTTGATCGGCATGCCGCAGCAGACGATGGGCGGCGGGGTGAACGTGCGGTGCCTGATAAACCCGAATATTCAGCTCAAAGGGCTGGTGCAGATCGACCAGGCGTCAGTGTACCGTGCCAGCCTGTCAGCCGATGAGGTGAAGTCGCTTCCCAGCCGGGCCGGCGAAATCAATACAAACGGCAATCTCTCGGTCAACGGAACACTGCAACAGCCCGCAAGTATTGCGGCTGACAGCGTGTATATCGTATCGGCTATAGATTATACTGGCGACACCAGAGGTCAGCCGTGGTACATGGATTTGATGTGTATTGCACGTGGCTCGGCAGACCTCCAAACGAACTCTTCGCTGAACAGGACATACTGATGCGCTGGATTCTCATGTTTGCTTTGTTCGCTGCTGGCTCAGCCTTAGCAGACTCACAATGTGGACCATTTAAGCTTGGCACAAGTGACGCTAATGATGGTTGGGCACGCATCAATGGGGGTAAGCCAGAAAGTCAGAAATTCACTTTCTTAAAGGCCGACGGCGATTATGAAAACGTGAAAATGCAGTGGCTGGTGCAACGCAGCGATGCACCCGGCTGGTTTGGCATGGATTACGTTAAGCGCAACGGAAAAGCGATACTGAATGTGGAAGCGATCCGCAGCAATATGGATCAGCCGCGGGTGTTTGGTTCGTTTGATTGCGTAAAAATAAAGTGATTTAGGAAAGTTTATCCTTATCGTTGCAATCTATCTCAATGGATACATCTTTACTTTCAAGTATTTTGTAGAGCTCTTGCTCATTCAAGCCTTTAACTTCAATTTTAGTGTCACCCTTCTTGAAAGTAATTGACTTGCCATGTCGCGAGCGAATCCATGCGATAACAATCGCTGCAAATGTGTAACACACATCTTTATTTTGGATTAATTCGAATATGTAGCCAACAATATTATCGCCAGCGTTACCAGATGCAGAGTCAAATGTTCTGGCTCTGATAGACATTTTCCGTGATTCTTGGGGTATCACTTTTTCGATATGTGGTTTCAGTTCTTTAGCTGCTGATTTTGAGAGGCGAACTGTGAAAAAAGACTTAGTCATAACGTTTGGTGGCTCCATCCATAAACGAGCAAAGGCCATCTGGTCACTATCTGGCACAGTTATCGCTTTAGTGTTTAATCGGGAGGTCACAGTCACCCTTGAAGATGTGGACCTCTCAAACTCAGTAAAGAAGGTTTAACACTAAATCGCTGCCTTTTTGATCCTGACAAATGATCAGTAACCCGCATTGGCGGGTTTTTTATTGCTTGGAGAAAACATGTCAGTATCGCCACAATCGCTGGCCGGCGGTGAACAGCAGGCCATGAAGGTGCTGTCAGACACCATCTTCTCCATGCTGCGCGTTTCTCTGCCTGGCATAATTGAATCCTTTGACCCCCTCGCATGCACCTGCACCGTTCAGCCGGCGCTGAAGGGCCAGACCGCCGACGAACTGGGCAACATGAAATCAGCGCCGCTTCCGCTGCTGGTGGATGTGCCAGTGGTGTTCCCGCGGGGCGGCGGCTGCACCATCACGTTCCCTGTGAAGGCGGGAGATGAGTGCCTGGTAATTTTCTCCGATCGCTGCATCGACTTTTGGTGGCAAAGCGGTGGCGTGCAGGAGACTGTCGATCCGCGCCAGCATGATTTATCAGACGCCTTCGCAATAGTTGGGCCGCAGTCTCAGGCTAACGTCATCAGCAACATCAGCACCACCACACTGCAGATGCGTACCGATGACGGCTTTGCTTATATCGAGCTGGACCCGAACAGCCACGCCATAAACATTGTGGCGCCGGGCGGATTAGACGTGAAAGCGCCGCTGTCCGAGTTTAGTAACGCGGTCAAAGTGAATGGCCTGTTTACGTGGCTGGGCGGCATGGTAGGCAGTCTGGCAACCGGAACTGCGGCGAAGATTACCGGCGCTATCCAGTTCCTCGGCACTCTCACATCCAACGGCAAAGACATCAGCGACCAGCATACGCATAACGGCGTGCAGACTGGCAGCGGCAATTCCGGCAAGGTGAACTGATGCGATACAGACGAGAAGATGATGATGGTGATTACACCTTCGGGCAGGGTGATGATACCTGGCTGATTAACTCACCTGAAGCAGTGGCGCAGGCGGTTAAAACACGATTTCTGCTCTGGTATGGGCAATGGTTTCTCGATACCACTACTGGGACGCCGTGGATTCAGTCGGTGCTTGGCAAGCAAAAACCTGAGACCTATAACCTCGCCATTCGCCAGCGCATCCTTGAGACGCAGGGCGTCAATTCCATCCTGGCTTTCAATACCGATCTGAATACCACCACTCGCCGCGTAATTTTTAGCGCGACGATCGACACTATCTACGGAACGACGACCGTTACAAGCGAGGCATAATGGCTCTTGATCTCGACACGCTGGGGCTCTCCGCTACGGTGACAGCCTCAGGGATTAGTGCGCCTGATTACCAGACGATACTCTCCACTATCACCAGTTACTTCCAGCAGATTTACGGCACCGACGCATATCTGGACCCGGACAGTAAGGACGGCCAAATGGTGGCTCTGGTGGCGCTGGCTATCAACGATGCCAACAATACTGCAGTTCAGGTTTACAACTCGTTTTCTCCCTCAACGGCAATGTCTGATGCCCTGACGCGCAACGTGAAAATTAACGGCATCTCGCGCAAAGAGGCCACCAACTCTACTGTTGACCTGACGCTAACCGGAACAGCAGGAACCACCATCACAAGTGGTTCGGTTAAAGACGCCAACGGCATTATCTGGAACCTTCCACCGAGCGTCACAATTGATACAGGTGGCTCAGTCATTGCTACGGCAACCTGTGCTACTTCTGGCGCTGTAGCGGCGGTGATTGGCTCGGTGAACCAAATTAACACGCCAACGCGGGGATGGGCATCAGTCACTAACGCCAGCGCGGCCACTGTTGGTACCGCTGTTGAAAAGGATTCAGATCTGCGCATCCGTCAGGGTCAGAGCGTGGCGCTGCCATCACTGACACCCTTCGATGCAGTGGATGGCGCGCTGGCGAACGTTGATGGCGTGACGCGGCACAAGCTGTATGAGAACGATACCGGCGCGGTTGATTCAAATGGACTGCCGGCACACTCCATCTCTGCGGTCGTCGACGGCGGTGATGCGACGGTCATTGCACAGACAATACGCGGTAAGAAGGGGCAAGGCGTCTCCACCTACGGCACCACATCAGTTACGGTAGCCGACACTTACGGCAATCCACACATAATCAGCTTCTACCGCTCAACTGATGTGCCGATTTATATCGCGTTGTCGCTGAATGTTTTCACTGGCTACACAACGCAGATTGGCGAGCAGATCAAGCAGGCGATCGCTGACTACATCAACAGCCTACTGATTGGTGATGACGTGCTTCTGAGTCGCGTTTACTCACCGGCCAACCTCGGTGTTGTCAGCGGAGGTAATGCGAAGTATTACGACATTTCGTCGCTGCAGATTGGCAAAAGCTCGGGTGCTGTGGCGGCGGCCAACGTCGATATTGCTTTCAACGAATCAGCATCCTGCAGTACCGCCAACATAGCGCTGACGGTGACCTCATGAGCAAATATACCGAACTGATCACCAACTATCACGCTGGTAAACCCCGGTTCGTCGCACATGTTGACCTCTCAACTCGACCACTTACAGATGCTTCAGCTGCGCTTCAGGGGCTGGTTACTGCCTTAGACATCGACAGCGCCGTTGGTGCGCAACTGGATATTCTCGGAGAGTGGATCGGGCGAACGCGCGTCGTCAGACAGCCTATCAGCGGCATCTATTTCTCGTTTGATACGGACGGCCTCGGCTGGGATCAGGGCATATGGCAAGGGCCGTATGACCCTGATGCTGGTTATACCAGCCTTAGCGATGACACATACCGCATCGTGCTGAAGGCGAAAATAGCGATCAACAACTGGAACGGGCAAAACGATACGCTGCCGCCAATCCTTGAGGCCGCTCTGGAAGGTTCAGGCCTGAAAATGCAGATCGTCGATAACCAGGACATGACCATCTCTGTGTGGGTGTTTCCGGAAGAAGACATCAGCCAGGTCTCGCTGGAACTCATCGCTGCCATTCGGCAGGGATATCTCACCGTTAAAGCTGCCGGCGTCTGGGCTGGCGACATTCAGACACCTGCAATTGAAACCCCATCTGTCGGTAACCGTTTTTTTGGCTTCGACATGGACAACGAATACATCGCCGGATTTGATGATGGCGCTTGGGAGAAAACACTGTAATGGCTACTAATAACTTCAAGGCCTTTGGCATTGGTGCAGGCGCTAACGTGACCAGTCAGGCTGATTATGAGGCGCTGGCCGCGTTGCTGACCGGATTTCAGTCGGGCAAGGCATCATCTGCACAGATCAACAAAGCATTGCGGCAAAGTACGGTGATGGCGTATGTCCTTGCACAATTCATCTCAGATTCAGCCAGCGTTGATGTGTTGGATAATGGAAACCCGGCAACCATTTTGGCAAACCTCAAAGGAAGTATGACTGCGCTGACTCCGGGCCGATTACTTAATGTTAGGGTTTTCTCAGCATCAACCCCTTACATAAAAACTCCAGGCACAAGAAAAACCAGATGGCGTGTAATTGGTGCTGGCGGTGGCGGTGGTGGAGCAGCTGCAACCGGATCAGGCCAGTTTTCCGCAGGGGGTGGTGGACTTGCTGGTTCTTATGCTGAGTCGCCGCTTATTGACCCTCCTGCTGACAACACGGCTATTACAGTCGGGGCCAAAGGCAAAGGCGGTGCTGCAGGCGCTAATACTGGAATAGCCGGCGGGGCAACATCTGTTGGAAGCATAATCAGTGCGCCAGGCGGAGGTGGGGGAGTAGGTGGTGCTGCATCAGCTTATAGCAACATTGTTGCTCAGATAGGAAGCCCCACAAATGCACCTTCCGGAAGTGTATTGTTTTATTCCCGCGGAGCTCCGGCGGCAAGTGTTACAGGCTTTTCAACCGGGCTGATCAAAGGTGGAGATGGTGGTGCATCGTTCTTTGGAATCGGTGGCGCAGGTGGGCAGAGCGTAACATCGTCATCTCCCTCACCCGCAATGAATTATGGCTCTGGTGGTGGTGGTGCTGCGCTGGGGCAGAACGGCTCTGCAGTCGCCGGCGCTGATGGTGCAGATGGATTAGTTATTGTTGAGGAATATGCATAATGGCTGCGTACGCAATTATTGACCAAAATGGAAACGTCATAAACACAGCAGAATGGGATGGCGAAAACGACTGGGTGGCACCAGAGGGAACCACTCTAATAGCTTTAGGTGATAGTGGTGCTGGTATTGGCTGGACTTACAAAGATGGTCTTTTCACGTCACCGCCTGCACCTGTAATTACAAAAGCTGAGCTTGTTGCGCAGGCACAACAGGTCAAACTGGCGATGATGGATGATTCATCCCAGAAAATTTCCGTGCTACAGGATGCGGTCGAGTTGGAAATGGCGACCGATGACGAAAAAACGCAACTTGCTGCATGGAAGAAATACCGGGTATTGCTGAACAGAGTGGACACCGCAACAGCACCTGATATTAGCTGGCCGACTGAGCCACAATAGTATAAGCCCCGAAAACGGGGCTACTTCCTGCCAACTAAATTTGCTTTTTAGACAATCAATATGTCATTTTTCTCTAGAGATTCATAAATTGTAGTTGGGTCATTTAAGAACGTTAAGCCAAAATTCTTTTGAAGTTAAGCTTTCCATGCTTTTTCCATATTCTTTACGTTTTTTTCTAAAGAAAATTCCAAGTTGTATGCAATCTTTCGCTAGTAACATTAGGCGGATCGCAAATTTAATTTTCGATGCCGTAGCAACATATCCTTTTCCTGTGCCTCTATTATAATAGGCTACTTTTTTGTATCTATAAATGCATCTTAAGGATGCAACATTACCTTTCTCTTGGTAGACTATTCCCTTTTTAGAGGGGAGGAAGAAACCGTTTAAAGTAGCAATTCTTAAAGCACGTCTAAATTTACTTTCGTGATTGCCTACAAATTCCAGATCTAAAGAGGAAATGTCCATGTCATTCATGGATTCAGATGATGATATTTTACCAATCAACGGGCGAATATTTTCCATATCATAGTTATTATTCCAAAAAGAAGTTTGTCCATAGATGTGTTTTAAGGCCAGTCTAATACAGTCTACACTACCATACTGATGGGCAAAAAGTTTTCCCATATACATGCGGATGTACATCTTAATTGTTGGTGTCGCGGATGATTTACTCATCACTGAATTAACGATGTTATTTCTCGTGTCGAAATAACAGGTCATTGGTGAAACTTTTTGCGCAAAGTCCTCGCCATAGCAGGCTATTCCATTTGCAGTGATGATATTAAATTTGTTTTGCATGCCAAAAAAAACATCATCACCGCGAACAAAGAAAGGAAATGATAGTCTTTTTATATGTTTTATAGGAAAGGCGAAAAACCACCAACCACCATAGTTTGGGTTTTGAACCAGAGTTTCAGTTTTAATTAAGTTGTCTGTATTTCCCATATCCCACCCATGGAAGAATGGAATACAGAATCTTTCAAATCTTGCACCTTTTTCAATCAAAATATTAGGCTTGTGTTCGTAAAAAAGAGCCCCTGAAACTGCAGAGTTATCCTTATACGCATGGCTAAGTACTGCATAAGTTCTTTTGATAGACTCAATCTCGCATGAAGCGTCGTCGTCCATAAATAAAACATGAGTTGCATTTGTTTGATCCATGTAATGAATAAGTCCGCGCATGAATCCACCAGATCCGCCTGTGTTTCTATTATTAATAACATTTATTCCGAGTGATTCCTCTGTGGTTATGTTTCTGGAGTTATCAACAACGGTGAAGCTTATTTTATCTTTGAATTCAGGTTTATCTAGGAGGTTTTCTTTAATTCGCTTTATAGATGGAAGGACATATCTCTTTCTATTGAAATGAGTTATTGATATGCCCAGTTTAACATCCCGCTTTGGCTGTTCATCTGTAAACCATTCAATCTTTGAAACCTCAACTTGCTCTGAAAGAGCTATAACTACGGGGTAGATAATTCCACGCTGGTTGATATCCTGAAGGCTTAACGGGGGAAGAAAAGTAGGAGTATCAGAAAGATTTAATTTTTCATCAATAAGTTCATATCTGACAAAGTCGTCGATAACAACCTTCAATTTCACTCTAACAATGCCTTTGCCTGAAATGGAAAGGAACAGATTGTCAAGCTTACAGTGCTCTTTCCAGAGAACCGTTGATAAACCATTGTAGTAAGTGTCGAAAGAAATTCGACCGCCACATTTAATATGAAATAGCCCCTCATCGTACCAAGCATCTTTTGGATAGATAAACATGTTTTCGGAGGCGCCAAACTTGGCGTTCGGAAATATAAACTCTTGGATTTTATTTAGTTGCATCTATGTATTCCTGGATGAAATCACTTCAAAAGGTAAGATTAATCTGAAATTTTCTTTTTGTGAAGTTTTTTATTTGACCATGCCTGAACTATTGCTTTGGATATTATTAACCATCTAATTATTTTTTATATTATTTATTTTAATGTTATGGTTTGAGTTTTATGCTGCTTGTTGATTTTTTTAACGGTGATAGTCGGTGCTTGGTTTTTTCATGCTATCCATAACATGGATTGCAATGCTTTCTGATCTTTTAAACGCCTTCGAAAATGGAGAGTTTTAACCATCAATTAAATGCATGTGTTTTTGACAGCAGGGCTTCAGGAATAATGACGATTTTAGTGAGTATGAAAACTAAGTGTGAAGTTTTGAGAAATGCAATTACAGTGAAAGTGATGGTACTGTAGGGTAGGTGACGAGCACGAGAGCTAAGAAACGATAAGATACTATCTTGAATTTGGCACAAAAAGATAATCCCCTGACGATTATCAAAGACTTTTGTAGCACAATGCGCGTGTGCATTTCACGTGCATTATTTTGTATTTTTGTAGTGCCGTTGGAAGGTGTAGTCATGAGAGCCAGTCTAAACGGGATTTTGTTCCTGCGACGTCCAACTGGCCCTAATGTATGTGGCGGTGATAGGGGGGACTCGAAACCTTGGAAAGCCCGGCGACCGGGCACTTACAACACCGGTGCGGTCTAGGCAGGTATACGTAGGGATCAAAGTTTATTTACACAGCCTGATTCCTTACCCACCAATGGCTTTACAAAAACCTCAATCGCAGCGGCTTGATCAGTTCTACCGATTGATATTTCTGTTTATTTGTACAGTATTTATCACGAAGGTAAATGACCATGCTACGCAACTACGAAATCATTACTGCTTTCCGGCAGGCGGTGACACGAGACGCTGCCGGCCGTTACACCATCAGCACACTCGACTTCATCAGGGAGTTTGACCGCATGAACTGGCATTACACGCTGCGGGCGGTCAATAAGTGGATCGAGATGTACACCACCACGTTCCGATGTGTGATGGCGTGGCCATTATCGACAGGTCTGTGCGGCCGAACCCAGGTTACACCATCCTGTTCGATGCGTTTGGAATTTGCCATATCGACCGGCTAGGACCGGACTACATTGTCTGTGAAGACGGCGATACGTATGAAGGAGAGGCGCTGGAAGAGATTAGCGTGATTGGCGTGCAGATGTGGAACGTCGTGGAAGTTCATGAGGATTACCGGCCGACTATATAGCGGCCGTCTTTATGCGCGTTTTGCGGGCAACGGCATTCACCCGGCTTTCACCATTAAGGATAAGCAGGTTGAAAAATTGAGTTTCAATTAG